GCCCACCTCCCCTACCGAATACCAGTTTTCCGACCGGAGATCGCCGGCAAGGCTCTCCCCCGGTCCGTAGAACGCATACGACACATCGGCGCCGAAGGCAGCCAGCGGGGTATCTCCGATCTTGATGCTGCTGGGCAAGATCGAGTGCGAGCCCGCTCCCACGCACAAGCACAGGCTGGTGTGAAGTTCACGCTGGTTCACGAAGCGGGAAACAGGCTGGACCACATAATCCGGATATACCTTGTACCGGCCAAGGATCTCCCGCACCGGCTCGTTGACCTTGGCTCGGTTGGCCTTCGCCGGGTTGAGGTCCATGGAGTCGCCCTGGCCAGGCTGCGATACCCCGGGCGTCTTCATCGACAGGACCATCACCAAGGCGACAGCGGCCACGGCCACAGCAGCCCAGGCCGCCACCACCAGGGCGCTCGCCCGCGGCTCGGGGTAAATCCGTACATCCGCATCCGGCCGCACGACAAACTCGGCCCAGGCCTCGACCGGCAGCAGCGCGCCACCGATCTTGATGCAGATCGGGTGTTCGCGGTCCAGCGAGAAATCAGGCGCCTGCTGCTTCAACCAGTCAACCAGCAGGACTGGGGCCTCGATGACGTGCGTTTCAAGCGGCTCGCCCTCAAGGCCACTGGGGTAAAGCCTGATCATCGGTAGTACTCCACTCGGGAAAAGCGGCGCTCAAAGCGGCGCAAGGGCGTCAGGCTGACGTTTCGCTTGGGGTTGATCTCCAGCACCTCGAGGGCGCCGGCCACTTCCAAGACAATGGCAACGTGGTCCTGCACCCGGCCTCGGTAAGCTGCGGCGACCGCACCATGCTCAGCTGCGCAGCGGGTCACTGAGGTCTGGATCATCTCTTCGCAGGCCCGCGCAAAGCCGCCATCCGCCTTGCGCATCTCTGCCCACTCCGGCCAGTCCGGCAAGCCCAGGTCGCGCCGAACCTCCAGCACCAGCCCGTAGCAGTCGACATGCGGCCACAGTCGGCCGCCCTCGACGTAGGCGCCGAGGGTGTATTTATCGATGTTCATAGGTAGCGCAGCCCTGGGAATTCGTTGAGGTTGTACGTATTGCGTGGCCACCGGGTATCGAGCAGGTCGAAGTAGCCGGCGGTCACCGAGACCTGGGCAGCCGTAACGGAGCCGCCCTTGATCTTGAAGCGGTGCGGGGCATGGGCCGGTGCACCGAGGTCGTCGGAGGTGTAGGCGCGGTAGACCAGCGACATTCGACGCCCATCCCGGAGCGCTGCGCGGACGAAGCCAGAGGCGATGCCGTCGATGTTGCTTAGCGCGAAGGTCAGATCCTGGGTGCCGTCGTCGTTGCGCGCCGGCAGGGCCAAGTCCATGCCGCATGGCGTGCACACCACCACCTGACCTGTCTCCAGTGTGATGGTCAGTTCGTCCCAGCCTTTGGTCATCCAGTAGGTGGTGATCCCATCGGTGATCTCGAGCACTTCATGAATGATCTCCGGGCCAGAGCTGGCATACAGCCTCTTGAGAATGCTCATCGCGCGGCCCTCTTAACGCCCCATCCCTGCGACAGCGCCTTGGAAACGTCGCCATTACCCCGGGCCAGGTCGCCCGCGATCTGCTTCTTCGCCTCACGGATGAACACCTTCATGCGGTCGCCATCCTGCTGCACATCGACCTGCGCCGGGGCGTAGTTATGGACCTCTACGTTCATGGCGCCACCACCAGGCTTGGACGTGGCATCAACGCTGTTGGCCCGCTGCAGGTAGCCGGTGAGGTCCCGGTTCTGCGCAGGGCTGAGGACTCGCTCGCCGCCATCCAGCAGCCAGGTACCCTCTCGCGGGATGTTTTCCATACCACCGTGAGCCTGGCCAGAAAGGGCCGAGCCAACCCCAGTCATCAGCACGCCTGCTGCGGCTGCGGCTGCAATGGCAGCGCCAGGTGCAATTGCCGGCCCCACGAAGGGAACCCCGATCATCGCGGTGAATGCGTTCAGGCCGGCCATGGCCACCTGTGCCGCCGCATACGCCAGCAGCGAGTGCCCGATGGATTGGATGAAGGTTGCAGCGAAGTCCTTGGCGTTGAGCTTCCCGGTCTCAGCCCATTCGGTCAGCATGTCGGTCAACGAGCTGAAGGCCGCCGAACCAACGCTCTGCATGTTGCTGTACAGATCCATGGCAGCTTCTGCCTGGGTTGCGAAGCCGCTGATGAAGCCAGCGGTGCCGTTCTGCTGCATCGCGTCGACATCCTGGTAATACTTCTCCTGCATGGCCCGGCGCTTCTCCAGCGCATCGCTGAGGATTTCGGTTTCACGCTCATACACTGAGTCGGATACGTCGCCAGCCTCATGACGTTGCCGTAAGTCTTCGAGCTGGTCCTGGTAATCCTGCTCGATGGCCAGCAGGTCCAGCACACGCTGCTTCATCTCATCGGTGCTGTAGGCATTCAAAAGCGGCGCATCAAGGGCACGCTGGTCAATATCCAGCTGCCGCTTCACGCTGGCGTCAAATCCGGCGACTTCCTTGTCGTCTTCCTTGGCCTGCTTCAACTTCTTAAGCTGGTCCAATTCAGCGGCCAGGCCCTTCAGGCGCTCTTGCTGCTTGGCGCTCAGGCCCGCGAGGTTCCCCGACTCCAGTTCGAACTGGAGCTTGGCGACCTCGGTGGCCTCCTTGCGCTTGTCCGTCTCGGTGTTGATCAGGGCGATCTGTCGCTTGTAGCCTTCCTCGGCCGTGTCGAACTGGCCCAGGAGCTTCTTCGCAGCGGCTTCAGCGGCTTTGGCAGCGGCTTGCTGGTCTGTGGTCAGCGCAGTAAAACTGCCGGCCTGACCCTCCCGCAGCCTTGCGAGCAGATCGGCCAGTTCTTTGATCTGATTAGTGCTTCCCTGCCCTGGTTTCTCGTCGAAAGAGGCTATGAGACTCCCGTAACCAGTGGCCAGGCCGTCCATCTGGGCTTTGGCGCCACTGATCGTCTTGCCAATGGCATCGACGTTTTTGAAGGCGTTGTAGATCCTGACAGGTGGTAGGTATCGGTCGTACCACTTGGCGTCATCGCCGCCGACCATTGCGTTGTCGACATCAGACAGTGTCTTCAGGCCGACACCCAGCAAGTGGATGCCAGCAACGGTACCCACGGCAAACTTTCCAAGCGCCCTGAAACTTGCAGCAAGATCATCAGAAACTCGCTTGGCAAGCACTCCATTTATGGTGGTATCACTCAGCCGAGTTGCAAAATTTGCAAGCGTCGGAAGCATAGCGCTTGTGATTTGATTACCAAGCCCGCTGATAGACTGTTCGACCAGCCAATTAGCAGCCTTCAGCTCCTGGGCCGCACGAATGGTCTTCTCATCCATGATTGAACCAGCTGCGGCTGCTGCATCACCGAACCGCTTGAATCCTTCGGAGTTGTTCCTCAGAAGCGGTAACAGCGCTGTCGCGTCACTTGCGATAGCTTCAAGATAGAAGGTCATATCCGACTGGCTGACCTTAGCTTTCTCGAGCGTGGACACGTAGAGCCCTAGGGCCTGGCTTCCACTTAGGTTACGGAACTGATCCGCCGTGACACCGACCTTAGGCGCGACCTGCTCGAAGAAGTCAGCCATCCCGCCGCCGCCGGTGTTTAGGAAATCACCTACCTTGTCGTTCACATCCTTGAGGATGTCAGCAAGCTTGTCTTGCTCTACGCCTACTGTCTTGGCCCCAACTGCTAGCTTCTGAAAGTCTGTAGTGCTGACGTTTGCAACCGACGCTAGATTGGTTATTTCCGAGGCAGAATTGATGGCGGAAACTGTCATTGCGGTAATCGCAGTGATGCCAGTCGCCAGGCCCGCACCGACAGCTGTACCTACTGCCTTGGCATTCTTTTCGACCTGCTTTCGCCACTTTTCTGAGCTGCGCTCGGCCTTATCCATGCCGGCAACGAAACCGCCTACCTGGGCTATGACATCAAGGGTCAGAGTGCCGAGAGATCTTGACGCCATTGTTTTCTCCGGACATTAAAAAACCCGCACTTGGCGGGTTTTTATTTCACTTTAGTATTCGAGACTTCTCCCGATCGAACTCCTCGGCAGTTAAAGCTCCGCTGCTTCGGAGGGCCGAAATTTTCTCAAGCTCTTCATACCTAGACGAACTGCC